CAACAAGTAGTGCATAACTGCCATCAACATATCCTACACCAGGCTTATACGAAATACCATTTAATATAATACTTCCACCATATTTTTGTTTTGTCTCTATAACAAACTTTGCAAGATTTTTTGCTTGAACTTCTCTTGCTGTCATAATACTATCAAATATATCGTATTCCAAGTTTAATTCTTTTGCCATATAACGCAATGCAATATTATCTCTTGGGTGGCAACTTCCGCCATCTCCCATACCTGCTGTCATATAACGATCACTCATAATTCGCATTGTTGACTTTGACAGAGCATCTGTTACTACATCAACATTAATATTACCTTGCTTCTGAGCAACGTCTTGCATCATATTAACAAGACTTAGTTTTGTACTAATAAACGTGTTGTAAAAAACTTTAATACATTCACACTCGTCATATGTTCCTATAACGTAACGTGGGTCGTTTTCCATTATTGTATTATAAAAATCACGCAACTGTTTTGCATCACCCGTTTCGCTACCGTCGTCAGTGCCAATCATAATCATTTCAGGATTGACCATATCCCAACCAACAGTTCCCATTGCAATTAGATAAGGATTATAAACAAAACGTGTATTAGTTACAAGTGGCACAAATTCTCTACGTGTTGTTCCAGGTAATACTGTTGATATTAAAACAAGCAACTGTTTTTTGTTCATATGTTTGTTTGCTTCTTTTAATACATCAATTACAATAGAGTAATCAAAGTCTTTAGGTTCTAAATGACTTGTAGGACGTCTGCCGTCATAGTCTGGATGATGCGGTGTTGGAACAGCAACAAATACAATGTCGGTATCTTGAACACAATCTTTAATTGTTTCTGCAACAGTTATGTTGTTACTATCAAAAGATGAAATGTCATAACCTTTTACTGTATGACCTTTCTTTACTATCTCTGTAGCACATGGCTCACCTAATTTTCCTACACCAATAAATCCTATTGTACTCATTTCATGTCCTTAACTAATTGTTCATATCCACCGTGTTCTAACATAGATTTTGGAACGCGACTTTTATCAAACCTAATATTTTTTAATATATTATAGTTTCTTTCTGCTTTTTCTGCAACCAAATTATATAAGTTTTGATAATCTTTATCAACAACACTTTCAACTTGATCTAAAATAGCATTTAATCTTTTTTTACTATCTTGAATTGAATCAAAACTATAGTCAAACAGTTCATCATATAATTCAAAACCTAATTCTTGTAATGCTTTATGAAAATTAGGAACACTCCAAACTATAAAAGGTTTTTTAAAATAGATCGGTGTATAAGTCTTTTCTGTTGGAAATATAGTATCCATTGTAGACTCACTTACAAGACTCATAAAACTTTCAAGAAACGCAGGAGGAAAAGATCCGTATTGTTCTGTTGACTTAGCATACTCAGGATCAATAATCAAACGTTCTTGTTTCCAATGTTTAAAGTCATAATCAATATTACATTCATTCCAACTAATTGCTCCTTTTGATATTAGGTTTCTTTGAGACAATGCCTCAAGCATTTCGCAACGAAAATCCCAAGGCTTGTTGTTTAAATTTACATATGCTTTTGTAAAATTATTATTATTTGCAACGTGACCCCATTTACTTAATTCGTAAAATGTTTTTGTAGGCCAAAAAGTTGTCCAATATGTTACATTAGACCCTGGATAAAAAGAGTTGCTTGTAGGAAATCCGCCACAAACAAACTCAACAGTATTAGAACTAATAGTAATTTCTTTTTTGATTTTTCTAAGAATATTTTCATTATCAGGATTATCATAACCCATTATAGCATATTCCTCAGCACCCAAGACTCGTATTAATGTATTAGAATTATTTTGGACAGTCTTTAGTAAATTTTCAAGACTCCAAGATCGATGCCATAATATTAGATTCATACTTTCACTCACATATATACTTATTAACTGCGTATATAAATAGTTGTATGTTTGAAACAGTCAAAGAATTCGAAAAAGAAATAGCAAAATATTACGGTGCACCTTATGCTGTTGCGACAGATAGTTGTACTCACGCTATTGAACTTTGTTTACGTTACGATAATCCTCAAAACAAATTATCTATTCCTACAAAAACCTACATCAGTATTCCATTTACACTAATGAAACTAAACTTAAATTGGAGTTTTGTTAATGCAGATTGGGTAGGATACTATTTTATCGGCGGTACAAGAATCATCGATGGTGCTGTAAATTTTGCTAAAGACAGTTACATTAGAGGACAACTAATGTGTCTAAGTTTCCAACACAAAAAAATGCTAAGTCTTGGAAGAGGCGGAGCAATACTATGTCCAACTGAACAAGATTATAATATTCTTAAACAGATGTCATATGATGGTAGAACTGATGATAAACCTTGGGCAGAACAAAATATAAAAAATATAGGATATCATTATTACATGACTCCTGAAACTGCACAACTTGGTTTAGAAAAATTAAAAACTGCTACAGCAGATAAACTATGGACCAGCGAAGACTATCCTTACTTGCCTGCTATGGAGATATTTAAATGAGGCTTTTTACATTTGGTTGTTCTTATACAGAATATATCTGGCCAACATGGAGTGATATAATTGCAAGAGACTTAGATTGCGAAAATCATAACTATGCAAAAGCCGGAATGGGCAATCAAGGTATTGCTTGTCGTACTGTTGAAGCAAATGAAAAACATAATTTTAATCAAAACGATCTTGTTTGTATTTTATGGAGTAGTTGGCAAAGAGTAGATCTTTTTAAAGAAGGCAAATGGATTACTGAAGGCAATATTTTAAACAGTGCTTATTACAACGACGAATATCTAAGTAATCATTGGAGTGAAGAAAATGACAACATTAGAAACAAAACAGCAATACTACAAACAACAGCATATTTGAAATCTTTTAATGTTGATCTATTCCAAGGACATAAAGATAAAGTAGACAATACTTTACCTGGATCTCAAAATGTATTTCCTGAAACAAAAAACATTTATGTTACTGACTCGCACCCAAGTGTATTAGAACATATGCGTTATGTAGAAAATACAATTTATCCGTACCTTGGATATAATCTAAAACAAACAACCAAAGACTGGTGTAATAAAATGGAAAAAATTATTCAACAAATTAAAGGTGAAAACGCTCGTATGGATAACCTTCAATTAGAAGATTTAATTTTAGAGCACTGGCCTGGAAGAGTATCGTATGTCTAAAAATGAATGGGGTCAATTAAAAAAAGTAATTGTTGGTATTGCAGATAATGCTCAAATTCCAAACGATATTGATATTAGTTTACGTTGTGTAAACTTTGCAGATAAAACTGACGAAACAGAAATAATTAAAGGTCCTTATCCACAACAAGTTATTGACGAAGCAAATGAAGACTTAGAAATCTTTGTAGATTTTTTAAAAGGAGAATCAGTCGAAGTTGTACGTCCAGATTGGACTAATTGTGAATATTATAATTACTGTCCTCGAGACTCGGTATTTGTACACGGGGATTTAACACTTGCAACACCTATGCCTATTCGTGCAAGAAAAGGCGAATGGCGAGCATTTGAAAAACATTTAAACAATCCTAAAGAAATACGTTGTTACCATGAAAGTGCATTATATAACACTGACTGCATTGGAAACAAAAACATACTTGCACTAAACGAGTTTGAACCTGCATTTGATGCCGCTAATATTATTCGTGCTAATGAACACGTTTTATATCTTGTAAGTAATAGCGGAAATAAATTAGGTTCAGTATTGTTGCAAGAAGCATTAGGCGATACAGCAAAAGTGCATTTATTACAAGATGTATATAGTTATATGCACATTGATAGTACTGTTGCGTTTTTACGTGAAGGTTTATTACTTGCTAATCCAAGTAGAATAAAAACAAGAGATGATTTACCGGAACCTTTTAGAAGTTGGGATATTATATGGTGTCCTGAGCCTGTTGATATCGGACACTATCCTAAGTGGTGCAATGCAAGTACATGGATTAACATGAACTTGTTTAGTGTAAATACTAAGTTAGTTGCATTAGAAGAACATCAAGAAGATCTACGACATCTTCTCGAACACCACGGAATAGAATGTGCTATGTTACCAATGCGACATCAACGAACACTTGGCGGTGGATTTCACTGCGTAACTTTGGATGTGGAACGAGATGTTTTATAGAGGTTTTATCCCTAAGATGTGGGATGATGAATACAAAAATTTTCAATATGTACGACAACCTATCACAGGTGAAGAAGCAGACACTTGGCGTGATCAAGGTTATACACATACTACTACAACAGGTAAAATGTATGACAGTAGAAACCCAATGCCTGAGTGGGTAGAAAAAATTGCATCATTACTAAATTTACGTAATCCTGGATTTGTTTTTTATAGAATGGATACGTTAGATATTATGCCTACCCATGTTGATCACTTTAACACATACTGTAAAGTTTTTAAAAAAGAAAGACAAGATGTAAGACGTGCTATTGTATTCTTAGAAGATTGGAAGCCAGGACATTACTTTGAAGTTGAACAAGTTGGTGTTGTAAACTATAAAGCAGGAGAATATGTTTTATGGGACGCTGATGCTCCACACGCCGCAAGTAATATTGGCGTAGAATCAAGATACACTTTACAGATTACAGGTACATATTACTAATGTTTGTACAAGACATTTTCTGGGGCAATCTCCCAATCAAGGCAGTTCGTACTAAAACAGGTAAAATGTTTTTTGAATTGTTTAGGCAATGGGAACCCGAAAATCCTTATATTATTTTTACAGGAACAAATAAAATAGATTTTAGTAAGTTTCCTATTACACCTAAACTTTTAAAAAAATTAAAAACATTAGACATCTATTTGTACGAACCATTAAGTTTATACGAAGAAGGTAAATCACATAACAGACAATTTTTTAGTGAATTCAAAGGTGGCGAAAAACTACGTGCAGATGAATTGGATAGCATTGAAGATTTTATAAAAAACCTAAATGCAGATGTTACAGTATATACTTGTGATTATAATGTAGAAAAGTATATTACAGCATATCCTTTTAAACTAAAATGTTTTGATATATTTTTACGTAATCAGTTTAATGGTGGAAGTATTACTATTAAAAATAATATTGATAAACATTTTATTTGTCCTAACTGGCGTTACAGTTTACACCGACGTTTAATTATAGAACACTTACAAGACACTCCAGGTTATTATAGTTGGGCCTTTACAGATCCACCATTAAGTATTGATACACAATTAAAAAGTATAAACCCTACAAATAAAAAATGGCCTGAGGGCGAAGTAAATGGTCCAGGATCTTTATCTAAATACTACGAAAAAAGTTTCTGTGTAGTTGCAAACGAAACACGTTTTTATCAACCTACAGGAAACTTCAGCGAAAAAACTGTAAATGCAATGATACACAAACGCCCCTTCATATGTGTTGCACCACCTTACACATTAGAGTACATACGCAAATTAGGATTTAAAACATTTACATGGGACGAAAGTTATGATACTGAAGAGGACCATACAAAACGTATGAACAAAATACGCTATTTGTTAGACAGTATTAAGATGTTAAGTATTGATGATTGTAAGGAAATGCTAAATGAAATGGACGAAATCTTAACACATAACCAAACACTTGCTTTTAAAATTTACAATAATAAAGTTATACTTTAGAACAATTATAATAGAAATTTTCTAATTCAGGAAATACTTCTATAAGTGTTGTTCCGCTTCTGTTATCATACTCTGTAAACCAAGTATAAAAATTTTTATGTCCGTTTTGTAATTTCTTTTCATCATATTCTGTTGTACGCATATAATCTACAACTCTACGAAACCGTTCGTATTCTAATAAACTAAATTTTGTTCTATCAGCATCGTCAACATTTTCTGCAATAAACTTAAGATGCTTTTCCATATAAGGCATAAACTCTAACTTAGGTAAGATGTTCATATCAAATTGAATTGGTTCTTTTAGATAAGGAGTATCAAACCTAATGTTTTGCCATTGTGTTTTATTATTCTTATTATACTTTGTGCGCCATTCCAAAATTTTTCTTAACAACTTGTCAAAACTTGTAACAGCAAACAAGTTAAATGTACACATGAATGTTACAGGATATCCTAAGTTTTTTAAGTAGTAATCAAGATTACGTTCCCATAGTCCAATGTCTAATCCTCTGCGAGTATAACTTGCTCTTGGTCCCCAAGTATCTATACTTGTGTATAACTTAAAACTTCGAATACACCCATTGTCTTTTAGAGTTTTTATTCTTTCTACAAGTTTTTTAACAAGTGCTTCTTTAACACCCATGTTACTATTAAGTTCAATTTGAATATGCGGTTTAGGATTTTTTTCTAATTCGTCAAACAACCGCCATGTGCTTTTATGCATCAACGGTTCACCCCCTGTAACTCGTAAAATATTAAGAGTCTTGGAAACTTCAGGCCACCATTTCCACCATGCATCTACATAAGGATTTTTATTTTCTTCATATAATTCAAACCAATCAATATCATTACGATGTGCAGTACTGTCTTTATAAGGACCGTGTTTTTTAATTTCATTGTAATAACTTGTACTAAACTTAGGATGACAATAACCGCACTTAAAGTTACATTCATTTGAAAAGTTTACTTCAATATATTCAGGATTTATATTGTAATCCCAAGGATTGTTTTTAATTTCTTCAATACGTTCTGGCTTATATATACTTGTTGTTTTAATATGTCTATCACTAATATAGTCTTTGCCCATACATTCAATATTCCAACAGTATTGACATCCACTTGGCTTTTCGCCGGCGAGCATTTGTTTACGTTCTTCTTTCTTTTGCGGAGTATTGTGTAACTGACTTGGATTTTCAATTAATCCTTCAAGAGGAATTTTATGAGGTGCAGGGTGATAGCAACTGTGTGTTTCTCCAGTTTGTAGGTATATTGTTACATGATGCCATTTAGCCAAACAGAATGTAGGAGAGATTTTATCAATCTCTGGCATTATTTTTTTAATTTGATCTACTTCACTCATTTACGTCTAATAACTCTGTCACTGTTAAGATAAACAGTTTTAAAAAATTCACTTTGTAGTTTGTCAAAAGGAACAACTGCAATAGGCAGTTCTAATTCATTGATTAATTTTTTACCCAACTCTTTACACGATTCAGCAACATCTATACTTTCGTGTTCTTTCCATAATTCGTTAAGGTATGTAAAATCTCTTGTTTGAGTATGATCCCAGTTAGTACACATATTCATATATGTTCCAAGTCGTGCACCATACACTGCCCAGATACCATTAGGAACATCACAACCTACCATTTGCCAGATAAAAAGTCTATGCCTATTTTGCCACCATAATGAATTAATATCTTCTGTTGGCTTTCCTCTATCTAAACTCATCTTAACACCCTCACGGAATCCTGCTCTCCATGCTTGGTGCGGAGTTGCTGTAATAATACTGTTGCTATAGTTTTCATTTAGTTGATAATAATTGTCAAAGTAACAAAACTCAATACTTGTTTCATCTGATCCGTCAGTGTTTTCATGTGTTTTCATATTTTTAACAAAATCCTTTGTCCACATCTTTAAACTTCCGTTACCGTACATAAGTCCGTTAACATCAATTTTACCACACCAACTAAACTGGTAGTCATCATCTACACCCAACTTGTCTAAATCTAACTCAACTTGCATAAACTTAGAATCAACAATAGTGTCACCGTCTACAGTTACAAAGTGTTTTGTTTCAGATAAATCTGCACAGGCTTTATGTGCGGCATCTGATCCTTCTACACCGTGTACACGTTTTGCCCAAGGGATTTTGCGTTGTAAGTCTGCCCAATTTTCTTCACAGTTAGGCTCGTCATAACTTAAAAAGATAATATCAACGTCTTGTATCTTAATCTTGTTCAATTTCTACTCCGTAACTGTTAAACATCTTATTTGTATATAAATCAAAGTCCATTATAGCATCATTTTCGTCAAATTGCAAGACTAAATTATCTGATGCTAAGTTAAATTGTAATGTCCTATATAACACAAACGGGTCATTCTTTTTAACAACACTGAAATGTTTTACTGTTTGTAATGTTACGTTATTTGTTTTTATAGTCTTTGCAAATAGTTTTCCAAATTTGAGTTTCCATTGTGAATCTTTGTAAGATTTACAAATTATAATATCTGCATTTGGATTATTTTGTATTTTATACAAACTGTTGTTTACATTATATTCAAAATGTGATTTTTCGTATACATTTACCAACTCATACATTAAGGAAGTTGGACTAAAAATTACTTGATAGTGCTTAAACTTTTCTCCACCGTTGGCTAACTTTTCTACTTTTGAAAAATCTACTTCAATATAATCTTTTGACGTTGGATAAGATGTTATAGTTTCGATATCTCCTGTCTTAGGATTAAACTCTACATATGTAGACACAGAATCTTTAATCATTACAGGCCTAACCGGAAACTGTATTATTGAATCTTTCATAATATTTCTCCGTAAAGTCTTTTTCAGTATAATGAAATACTGTATTTTGTAAATGGCCGCCAACACGCATCTGCTTATCGTCATTAATAAAACAACTTATTCTGTCTTGCCATTTTTTAGTCTGTGTTTTCCAAGGTTGTGCATAAGGTTTCATATGTACAAATGTAGGAAACTGTGTAACTGCGTTTGTAACTTTATCTTCAACCCCTAATACTCTAATTGCTATTGCTGTACATACATCAACACTTAAAAACTTTTGCATTTTCTTAGGTGCATACTTTTCATAATAGTATTCCCAATTTTTCATTACTTCTTCTAAACAAGTATAAAACTGTTTTGCAAAGTCTGACTTTTTAAAATAGTGTAATGCAACATAAATGTTTGGTAAGTTATTTGCTTCAAACATTTTCCTATAATATGTTACATTGAGTTTACTTTGTTTGTAATCTGTTACATTAGTTGTGTAAAATACATCATAGTTTTGCATTAGATTCCACCAATGTGTTAAATCATGCAGTACTAACATATCAGTATCTAATACAAAAGTCTCATCATATGGACAAGCATGATAAATTTTCCATCTATTTTGTACTTTCCATCTGTGTTCGTCTGCTTTATCTTCCCATGGAATAGGCACAATATCGTCGAATAGGCCTTCTTTAATCCATTCAATGTCTTCATTAGTTATTAGACAAATTTTACTGTTAGGATTAGTATGTCTAATACTCATTGCTAATAATTCTGCTTGACGTATGTAATTATCTTGGTCATTATTCTGTGCAAGAAATGTAAAGTTAGGCATGGGTAACTTCCCTATTCAAACTAAACTTATTCATAACGTGTAGATTTATTCCGTTTGATTTTAATAAAGTATATTCTCCTACTCTATCTTGCTTTTCAACAAGTAGTTTAATTGCAGATTCGTCTATCTTTTGTAAAATATCCTTATGAGTACTGTAAATCATTTTACCAGGAAGTTCTTTTACATGACCTGTAATATGAGCCGCTATGCTGAAAGCATAATCATTTCTAAAAACTGTACTTGTTATCTGATATAAGTTCCTGTAGTGCTGATAATTTCTTTGTATATGTTTTATTAAATTAAAAAATAATAAGTTAGCAGGGTCTTTTACAAAATATACACAAGTTGCCCAGTAAAATTTAATACTGGTTTCACTTATAAACTTAAATTCTGTTTCATCACGCCACCCTGATATGTCCATACTGTTACTATACATCATTAATTTGTTAGAACTTTCAAAACAGTTTGCTAATAAATTGTTACTAATAATGTAATCAGTATCCATAACAAGTGTTTTCTCGTATGGTGAAATATTATATGCGTCACTTCTATTAAAGTTTTTAAAATCTAATATCTTCTTAGACAACGAACCGTCATGATATGTTTTTTTATTTTTATTTTGTATGTCTGAAACTATGATATTGTCAAATACTTTATAGTCATAGTATTCTTCAACTCTACGTTGATCGTCTGTTACAAGAGTTGTGGGAAGATTTAGATATTTTGTGATACGTTTTGCTAAAAAACAAGCCTGTGCCACATAATCTATTTGTTCATTGTTGTGTGCAAATAATAAAACACCTGATGTCATTCTACTAAACCGTCTACTGATCTACTTTTCTGTAACTTAGTGTACTCTGCATGATATTCATTTGATGCTGTAAAATATTTGTCAGCAATATTTGAATAAAATTCATTTACATTAACTTCAACAGGAATGTTATTGTCGTCAATTAACACTGTTGTTTCTTGATCTGTAGACATTAACATATAAACATAATTCAATAGTTCTTTGTTAATTGTAAATTGGCCGCCTTTATGGAAATAGATCGTATCTGTTACAAACTTTTCTTGCAACATACGTTTTTGATTTTCAAGCGTGGCACTATAATTGCCAAACTCTAAGGCTTTTTGAAGTTTCTCGTCCATAGTAAAGTATTTACTATGTGTTTTATTATGCTAAGTTGTTTGTGGTTGCAAAAGTTGGTGATGTTAATGCTACTCGTGTACCTGTTGGTAATCTTTCTCCAACAATACTGTCCAAAGTACCTGTTACATCTTCATCAATTGGATTAATAGCACCATCGTTGTTTGCATCGTTGGTGTCGTCACCTAAGTCATCATCTCTAAATTGAATTCTAAATTCAATAACTGAAGTGCTATTTTCTTTAGCGGCAATGTTATAGTCGTTTTCTGCATAAACACCAGTACCGTCTTTTTGGAATACTGTTTGATATGTTGCTGTTAAATCAAAGTTACCAATACCAAAATCAGTTCCTGGTGCAGAACCGTCTGAAGCACAACCATTTGATTTAAATTTTGCTGTACCCATTGCTGATAATAAGTTGTTCCAGTCGTTGTTCTTACCGTTTGAAGCCGCTGGATCTAAGTCTGCTGTAAATCTAATTTCGCCGCCAGCATTAAAGAAGTGTCTACGTGCATCAGCACTTGCAAAAGTAACTGTAACAACGTGATCAACAACTCCTGCCCATGCTGTAGTTCTTGTTGATGTTGCCTTAGCGGCAGTAATTGTACTTTGTGAAGTATCCGCAGTATAAATTAAGTCTTTGTTTGTTTCAATAGTATCTGCCATGGTTTCGTATTGTACAACACCTCTTAAAGTACCTGTGTCGGCACCGTCTTCTTCAATTACATTTCCTGCAGATACTGAAGCAAGAGATTGTGGAACACTTCCTACTTGATGAACTCTGGTATTAATAATGTCAGTATAAAGATCTGACATATGTTGCGAATCAATCACTGTTTCTGCCGCTACTTGCGAACTTGCTAAAGTCTGTCCGTATCCGAACTGACCACTGCCGTTTCCAAGAACGTTTGCAACTTTTGCTTGAAGTGCGTTATACCTTGCCGCGGTTACTATTGCCATTTACTTCTTCCTTTTATACTTTTAATACTACTTCTACTAATTTTTCTTCGTGTCTATCATTAGACTCAAGTGCAATACCTACTAACTCGCCTTCGTTGGCTTTTTGAGCAGTACCGTTAGCACCTACATATAATTTATCACCTTTAGCAACAGGACCTATAACTCTGAGAGGAACACGACCTTTAAGTGCAATCGCTTGTCCTTCTGCATCTGCATTCATTAAGTAAGCAGGTTTTGCAGAAATAACACCAATTGGTGTTGCATCAATGTCGCACCAAGTTGTTTCTGAACTGTCATCTGTGCTAACAGCCATTACTGTACCTGTTGGATACTGATCATCTGTTGTATATTTCTCTGCCAAGTCAGCGTAACGTGCTGTTGTAGCAGTACCGTTAAACAAGTTAGCATTTAAGTTACCTGTACTATCTCTAACTGCAACAGTATCGTTTGTTGCTGAAGTACTTGCTGTTCTATTGTTTGATCCAACAACTAATGCGTTTGCCGCTGTTGCTGTACCATTAAACAATGTAGCATGAATTTCTTTCCACTTGTTAGCAGATGTACCCATGTCATATGTATTATTAGCACCAGGTAAAATACCTTCTGCTTTAATTTGCATAGGTTCTGTTGATTGTGCTTGAGCATTATCAACTTTAAATCTAATAACTGTACCAACTGTATTGTCAATAACTACTTGATTGTCATTTTCAATTCTAACTGATAAGTCGTTTGAAGCACCTAACGTATAACCTGCGTCACTAAATCTAACAATTTCTGTGAATGTTGATTCTTGGCCTGGAATACTTACAACGTATTCACTTGCATCTCTACCACCTAACTTCTCTGAGTTAGTAGCAGTTCCCCACCATCTGTGTGCAGTGGATGTAACACCTTGTTGTGCGTTAGTTGTATTCTTTAAGGTCATACCTTGGTGAATGACATCAAATCCTGTTATGGCATTGTCGGGGTCGGATGAGTCAATCGTAAAGTCTGCCGCTGAAAGTACAACAACTACTTCATCATTTACAGTACCTTTAATAACTGTTCTTTGAACGTTAGCAATATCTCTAATTGTGTCTGTTACAAACGAAGTAACTGTGTTACCTTGTGATTGTGGACCAATTAAGATAAAACCTGCTCCGGTGTTTGCATACAATTGATTGTTTGCATTATCCCACCAAAAGTCACCTTCAGTTAAGCCTGATGGTTGTGAAGAACTTACTTCTGCTCCGCCAGTTGTTCTAAATTTTGTACCGTCGTAAAATTTTAATTTGCTTGTTCCGCTGTCAAACCAAATTTGACCTCGAATTGCTCTGGATGGAGAATTTGCACTTGAAAAGTTTTCAAGCAAATGAACGAAGTTTTCGTTCTGAATCTCACCGTATCCAGCATAGTTTTTACCAACAAGTTTTAGATCGGTAGTTTGATCGATAGTACCGTCTTCAACTACTGCAATCTGCGTCCCGTCGGTTTTGTTAATAATATATGCCATAGTTAATAACCCCTTTATTGTATGTATTTATGCTATACGGCGGAAGTTGTTCCATTCGTATAAGTCCATGCATTACCCGCTACAGTACAAGTAAGGACATATCTGTTAACTGTAAGTGTTACAGAACCATTTACATCTGTAAATTCAACGTCTTTTAACACATCTTCGTTTTCCTGCCCTGTTTCTGTTACCCTCTGCGTAGTACCGCTTGAAGTATCATAAGTTACACCAGCGTCGGCACTTGTATTTGCTGACACTTCGATTTCTGTTGAACTTACAATTCTATCAATATTCCATGTTCCATTTAAGTTAGTCCATGGTGTTCCTGTATTATATGTTGCGCCTGCAATGATAACGTTACGTCCTGCATCATATCCATGCACAGCATCTAATTGTAAAATAGTTGTTACACCTGTTGTAACACCTGTAATTGTTCTTGTTGCTACTGTAACAGTTTTATCAACTGATACTGTACTTTCTTTAAGTGCTGTGTTTAAGTCTGCCGCGGCAAATGTAGCACTTGCGCCTGTTTGATCAGTAGCATGAATTTTAGCAATAGTACCATTGGCTTTGTTTACCGCTGGAACAATTTCTTCTAATAGTGTTGTAATTTTAGTTGCAAATGCCGCGCCACCGTTTTGAATTGGATCGTAACCCAATCCTGTAATGTTTAATGCAAGTACAACACCTTCTGCATCAATAGCATTATCAACATATTCTTTGGTTGCCGCATCTGAAAGATTAACTGGTGCACCTATACCTGTAATTCTATTTGAACTTTGTACTTCAATAACACCTGAAGTACTTTCAAGTTGTAAGTTACCAACTGTGCTTGAAACTTTTTGTGCATCAATACTTACATTGTCAACATTAAGACCAGTTAATACTCCAACTGTTTGTAAGTCTGGAGCACTTGTAATATAATTTAAAGCCGTACCACTTAATACTGTGTTACCATTAAGTTTATAACCTTGTGTTGAATCATACCAAACATTGGCTGTCCAAGCATTAGTTACTGACAACCAATTAAAAGTTTTATCGCCATCGCTGGAAACCAGTGTTAATCCGCCTCCATTAATATCAGCATCTGGTTGAGCAGGATCTGAAAAGCCAAGTTGCATATTTTTATCTGCAATTTTTACTTCTTCAACATCTGTTTGGAAAGTAGTACCAGCAATAGTCATATTACCTTGTACTCTTACGTCCCCACCTACATCTAATGTGTATTGTGGACTTGCTTCAAAAATACCAACACGTGAATTTGCTGTATTAATTTTGATTGCCGAAGTTGGTCCTGATGATTTTCTTACTTTAATTTCTAAGTTTCTATCACGTACTTGGTTATCAAGTTCTGTATGGTTTGCATTAATCTTAATAACAAAGTTATCTTCTGGACCTACAGTAATACCACCATTGTTAATTGTAGTAAGTGTGCCGTTGGTTACGCCATTAGCATCTGTAGGTAAAAACTGTGATGCATTTTTCTTAACGCCTTGTGCATTAATAATTGTATCTGCCGATGTTGCTGTTCCGTGGAATTTAAAATCATCATCAATAATATTAATACCTTTTTCTACAGCACCAGTAATACCAGTTACAGGATTACTTGGATCTGGAGTAAATCTAATGTTAGATATAACTGCTTCAGTTTCGCCACCAACATTTAAATTAACAAGTGTTCTGTTAGTCTGTGTTGTATCAAGAACTGTTTCAGTTGAAAATCCTGATACTCCTTCTGATGATGCATAATCTGGACCAACAAGTACTAAGTCAGTTCCGTCATAAAAATATAATTTGTTATTTTGGTTATCAATCCAAAGATCGCCTGCGACTAATTGAGGCTGTGTTGGACTTACAATTGGACCGCCAGCACTTTTAAATGTACTACCGTTCCATATTTTTAATCTTGCTTCGCTACTGTCATACCATAGTTGTCCAGTTAGCGGATTTGCAGGTGCTTGTGTGTTGGTGAAGTTTTCCAACATCTTAACGAAGTTTTCGTTGATGCTTTCACCAAAGCCAGAATAATTTCTACCAATCAGTGAAATGTCAGTTGTTTGTGTATTAAGTTGTCCGTCAACTAATTCTACTAACAAATCTCCGTTAGTTTTGTTAATCTGATATGCCATTAGTTTGCCCCCGCGTAAATTATATAATTAACAGCCAAGTATGGATTCATTACGTTGAAATCCTGTCCTACTTGTGTGCCACTAACAACACCGCCCGAGAACGGAAATTTCTGTCCTGCATTTGTTCCTGTCGGAGCGTCTGTTACTGTAGCATCATCATCAACTGGTGTTCCTTGAACATCTCGTGTTGCATAATATTGTGTACCACTTGGTCCTTTTAAATTGTGTTCGTGTTCTGGTAAGTTTGTAACTTCAATTTTTTTCTTATCAACACCAGCAGTACCTCCAAGTACGTCAGCGTTTTCATTTGTAACTCTGTTTGCCGCGCCGGCTGTTGTTGCCATGTTATCCATACCTAATGGAAATCTACCTCTTAGATCTGGTAATGCAAATTTACCAATAGTTGGATTTGCTTTGTATCTGTTACCAACAACATCATGCAAGTCTGACCAGTCAACAATAAAAACTTCTCTACCATCACATGGTAACCAACCTGCTAATTCAAGTTCTTGTAGTTTTGCAGTAGTAAATGCACCCGCATATGGTGTTATAATTCCAACTGGATTAACTGGTAATGCCGCGAATAAGTTGTTTCTTGAAATTTTCTTAATACCTGTTCCACTACCATTTTCATCGTTAACTCTGTTTAGTAAGATTTCGTCATCAAATCTTGAACTTGGCACTGATTGTTTGTTTGTAATAAATGTACTGTTAACACTAATATCAAACTGTTTAACAAGTGTAGTTTCTCCTGGTGCAGTATATTGACCGTCATAAATTACATCTGGTGCTGTTACGTCACCTGTAATTCTAAATGTAGTTCTACTTGCAAGTTTATCTGAACTACCTGAACGTCCTGTAACTGTACCTGTTACGTTACCTACTAAGTTTGCTCTTACTGTGTTTGCATTAATTTCTGCAAATTTTAATTCAGTTGAACCAATGTTAATTGCATTTGTTGTATCTGGTAAAATATTTCCGCCAACTGTTGTAGCACCGTTTACTTCTAAGTTATTACCGACCCTTGCACTTTTAGCAATACCAATGCCGCCCTTAGTAGTAATAGATCCTGTTCCAACATTTACTGCTTCTGCAATTCCGTTAATAACCAAGTTATTTGAAACAATTACATTACCTGTTACATCTAATGCTTCTTGTGGAGATAAATTGTTAATACCAACTTTTTGTGTTGAATCAATTCTTAATACAGGTTGTAAGTTACCTGAATTGTTAATTCTTAAATCAATGTTTGCACCAGAAGTATTATTTGAAATAATTGCATTCTGTCCTTCAATACCAATTTGAAGAGTTGCGTCACTACCAATTGAAACACCTGAGTTATTTCTAATTGTTAATTGTTGATTTGATACAGAGGCTTTGTCACCTCTTAAAAAGTTTGCCGCCGCGACCGGTTCTGTTTCACCTGGAACAATTAAGTTTTCTGCTTTTTCTGCAACACCATAATACTTAGGAACACCTGCTCCTGTAATGTTAGCAGTACTCATATTAAAGCCTGGCTTTAATGATGTGAATCCTGTAATTGTTGACTTCGGTGTAAAGGCACTGGTTGCGTAAATTGCAAGAACCTTGCCGCCAATTTCTACTTGAAGTGCAGTATAGTTAATGTTGTCAGTACCTGTTAGTGTAGTAGGCCTAACACCTGCCGCTAATCCATCACTAAACTCTGGACCTACAAGAATCCAACCAGAACCAGTAAACAAATATAACTGTTGGTTGTCTGTATCTGCCCAAAGGTCACCTGCAACTGAGTTTGCAACATCTGGTGCTGACTCGCCTCGCTTTAGACCTCCTGCTTCAATCCAGTTTGTACCATCGTAAAGTTTAAGTAGATTAACACCTATTGAAGTATCATACCATAACTGTCCTTCAATCGGTCTTGCAGGAGCGTTATTGTTTGCAAAATTTTCTAATAGTTGTAAAAAGTTTTGACCAATAAGTGAACCGTAGTCAGTAGTAAATCTTCCCGGGATACTTAAACTTGTTGTAGTATCAACGGTATTATCTTCTACAACAATACTGCCTTTGTTTGTAATGTCAGTGTAATTAATTGTATAAGCCATCTAATTACCCCTCGTTAAAACCGGTTAATGATTGTACTCTAACTGTATAGTCAATTTGAATTAATCTATTTAAACTCTTTTGAACTGGGTGGAAAATTACGTGTGTTAATAATCTACCTGTTCCTGTTGGTGAATAACTTACAAGTCCTAATTCATCAAACACATATTGACTTTCTGTGCTTGTTGCTGTATCATTTGCTTCTTGCCCACTTGGTTCACCGTAATCAAGTAAACACTGTACAATGATATCTGTGTAGTTTGTACCTGTAACGTGTCTTGTTTCTATTTTGTTTCTATTTGGATCAACGTTGTTAACAGACTGGTCATCTACAATCTTCTTATAAGTCTGATTGTATAAACTTGCATTTGTACCTGTTGAGTTAGGAGTTAGGTATGTAATAATGCCTGTAGGATCAACACTTGTACCACCGTTCCCAAACGCCATTTCGTACACAAAACCCTGTCCTGCGTTTGCCAAAGATTCAGCCAATGCTATACTCATATTCTCATAGTGAATAGCATTGCGTTTATCAATTAATACTTCCTTAGTTTCAGGGTCAAATATCTTAATATGCCCTTGCACTAATACTCCGTTTTTGTCTAATAAGTTGTCTGTCATTTTTTTATCCTACATTGTATTTATTTAGGTAAGTCAACCTCTTCTGCTCTTAAGAACTGTGCTATTGCATTTTGTGTCTTACCTAAGGTTTTTCCTGGTTCATTCCAAATTTTACCAATTTTTCTAATTACTGTAACACGAACGCCATCTGCTGGTGCTACTGTAAGGTTTAAAATATTAGGGTTACTAATATTAAATTCTGCTGGTGCTGTTACATCACCTTCTGGTGAATCCTGAGCAACTGTTGGGTTAAACACTGGTATTGCTGTTTTTCTCAAGCGTTTTCCACCTACAAATACTTCAAATTCATTAACACTATTTGGTTCCCAATCTAAGTTAAATGCTGTTGTTGAACCATCGCCGTTATATGTGTTAACTAATGTCTGATCCTGATATGGAACAGTTTGTTGGAAACCTTGATCAAACAACTGATCTCCAATATTATGTATCTCTTTAACTCCAGTACCCATTGTACCTCGACGTAGTTGCTGTAAACTATTACCATCTTTAACCATATATTCGATACGTTCACCATTAACAAACAACACACCTGGTGTATTTGTAAACTTATCAGGAACAAACATCGACGAAGCATCATTAACTAATATTTCTGTATCAAATACTTTTAAGTCTTGTGCTAATCTATAGTTGTTTACATCACCTAAACGTTTGTACACTGTTCTGTTTAACATATCTTTAAATTGTCTGTAACCAAACTTAGCAACTGTTGGACCGTTTTCAGCAAACTGTATAACTTCAATTACATCATTTGCTGTTAGTGGCTGTGCCATTCTTACAAACAATCTATCATTAGTAACTTTATAATCAATACTTGGAGTTTTTAATTCTCCATTTATAACAATCCAAACATATTCTGCGTCAATAGTAGGACGTTCTAATCTAATTAAACCTGCAAGTAAATGATTGTATTCAATGTCTCCAGCACTTTCAAAAGTTAACGTAGTTCTTGTTATAATATCATAATTCTTACGATTAATTTCTTGGATATCATGTTTACTAAAGTGTGTAACTTTAATAGGAGTATCTTCTGCAGGAACAGTGTTAAGTGTAATTGTGTTTCCAGATACAGAATACTCGCCATCTGTTATAACATATATGTCAAGTTTGTCACCAGGTTGAGCAACATTCTCAAAAATTTCAACACTTGAGTTTGCAGGACGGAAAATAAAGTCTGATGTATATGTTAATTTTCTACCATTTAGTACTACAAGAATGTCATCAGCACCTAACGTACCGCCTGGCTGTTGCCAGTTACGTAATTGATATTCTACTCTGTTGTCAATTGTGAATTTTTCATTGTAACCTGCGTTAAGAATATTATCACCTACTTTAACAATAATATTATGACTTGAAGGCAAACTACTAAATGGTGTTAAACTTAAATTGTATGTTGCACTACTTCCATCTGCAACTAAGTTGTCTGTAATAATTTCACTAAATGTTTGTGCGTCACTCGCATAAATCGCAAAGTTAATTACAGCATCACTTGCAGGTGGTGCACCAAAACTAATCACTGTTTTATTTGCAGTATCATATGAACTATCAGTAGTTTCTAAAACATAATCTACCTTTGCACCATTTACAGTTACAAGGCTTCCTAAATTTTCTTTCCAATCAACCTGTGTAACAAATTGTAATGTAGATCCGTCACCTAAGAATGTATCCATGTCAAGTATACCTTGACCATTTCCACTCATTGTAATAATATTAATTTGTGAATTATTTGTTGGGGTTGAGTTAAATGTTAATTCTTTGTCTTTATAGTTAACAGTATAGTTGTAAACAATTACGTTATCAACTTTAACAAAGATTGCATCTTTACCTTGTGGTAATCCGCTAAACTTAAATTTCGATGTGTTTCCATCTGCAACATAAGAAACACTTTCTATAATACTTGCACCTTCACCAACTCTATCATATACTTTTATATCTAATGTATCAAGCAGTTGTCCTGGAACAAGTTCTTCGGGTCCTTTTGAAGTTGTAGGTGTAACAAATCCGTCACCGTCGATATTGATATCTTCCGGATTTAATCCTGTTGCTGTTGAGTAAGCAAGATCACCACCTGTTACAATAGTGTCATATGCTCTTGGATCTGGAATAAATGATCCGTCGGAAGTATTTTTACGAACAACAATTACATCTCCCGATGTTGTTACTACTTTTTCTTCGTCAAATTTAATAACTGTAGATGCAACTTCTGTTCCATCATCTGTTAAAATAAATCCTGTTTGGCCTGCGCCTGTAATACTTGTAATTAGTGCATCTGGATTTGTTTGATTTGGTGTATCAAAATTAGGATCATCAATTCTTACACCGTTCTTATATACGTTATAAACTACACCAGTTTCTAAAGACTTGGCAAAGTCATATACTTTAGTACTGTCGTCACTAATACGGAATACTTCATCTTCATACGTATTATCATATGTGTCATACGCAGATGTAAACCATTCATCAGCACTCCAACCAGAGCCGCCGCCAAAGTCGAAACTCTTAACTTGTACGCCACCGTAATCAATACCATCTAACAGTTGACCTAAGTTATTAGCAATCATACCTGTTGTAGGATTGTAGAATAAGTTAATTCTATCTTGAGCAGTTAGTAGTGAAATATCTTTACGGTAATCAATTACAATTGATTTGTTGTTTGCTGGTGGAACATCAAATGTTACTTTACCAATATAACGTTGATGTGTTCTGCCTGCACTGTCTTCAATATTTTCTATTTTATATCTGCTTGACAATACTTCTTCACCGCCAACAGTAATTTTAACCTTGTCTGTTCTTACATCTACAGGCCATTTAAGTTTATATGTATATCTACTTCCTGAACCTACAAATGTTTCAGTTTCCTCAAGTGTAGTAATAAAGAATGTACCTGTAACTCTGTCAAACTTAACTCTAAAGTGTGTTGTTCTTAGATTAGTGTTTCCAATAACAGCAGTAACTTTTGCTGTTCTGCCACCATCTGCAACATTGCCATTTAGTACAATTTTTGGAGCACTTAGGTATCCAGTACCTGGATTAGTAATTTTAATTTCTGTAATCTTGCCGCCGCCAACATACGCTATTGCTGTTGCTCCGCTACCGCCGCCGCCGACAAACTCAACACCTGGTGCATTTTCATATCCTGCACCTGCATCAAATATTGTAATATCTTTAATCTCATAACTTGCATTATCTGCCCAATGCTTGTATGGATAAGAATTAATTAAGTTACTTGCTACTCTTAATTCATCATTAACAACAACAGCGTTCTGTGGAACAATTCTACCTTGTTGTTCATCATATGCTGGAGGTAAATCAAAATCAGTTACCATAGTTTGAGAGTTTTCACTACCTTCGTATGTGCTTAAATACTCTCTAATTTTTGTTTTATAAGGTTTAACTTCATTAGCATAATTTTCATAACTTTCTAAGAAGTCATTATTAAACGTAATATCTTTTCTTAACTTACCAATGTTGTGTGTTGCTTTAACAAAACTTGTTTTAAACATCCAGTCAACAAAAGTTTGCTCAGATAATACATAACGCATCTGTGCAAAGAACAATTCATTATAATGAACTGCTAAGTTGTCAACAAAGATCTTATCTCTTAGTGCTTTGAGAACAATTCTTAATTCGTCAATTGGTTGTAAATCAAATGCACTATCATCATAACCAAATGAGTCATAACCAACTAAGTCATCTGCATAATCATATATTGATGATTTAAGTTGTACTGTAGCATTTTGTCTACCTATTGTTTGATAGTTTATAGTGTAATCAACGTTTAGTTGATCATCAATCTTACGTAATAGTAACCAGCCACCTGAGCCAACTGATTTGATCTTGATAATATCACCAAAGGTATCATCTAAGGCTTCAAGTTCATATGTTTCGTCAATTACATAATCTATTTTAGTTAGTGTATTGTAATTTGTTGCATACCAGTCTGTGTAATTCCAATATGGTCTAACATCATAACGCTGACTTGCAATTCTATTCCAAGGTTCAGCACCACCTACGTATTCGTATAATGACCACTTGTTAGCATAACTATTATCTACTGTTGTTAAAACTGTAAAGTTTCTAATAGTAATTGTATCACTTGTTTGATAGTTTCTACCACTATTGATTACTGTTGCAGATGTTACAGATCCTATTGCATTAATTTCTAATCTTATTTCAGCATCGGAACCTGTGCTTGAATTAATTCTAAGTGTAGGAACAGTTTTGTATCCTCTACCAGGATTTGTTATGTCTACTCTTATAATCTTACCATCTGAAATTGTTGCACTTGCTGTTGCTTTTGCTACTCTACCTACAGCAACAAATTGTAATTCAGAATCAGAATCTATTTGAACATCGTATCTTCTTGATGACAATGTTGGAATTGGGTCGTTACTATCTAAATCAGATAAATCAAAGTCATCAATTAAAACATTTTTAATTAAAACGCTGTTAACTCTTTCAACAAATTGTTTTAATGCTTCAATTCTGTTAACAAAAATAGTTTGTCTTGGATTGTTTAGAATGCCATAACGTTCTTTTTCGCCTAAGAATCTATCAGGAACTTCTCGTCCTTGCTCATCATAACCAATTAAACTATCGTACCATTTTCTTTCAAGGTCTGATTTAGGTCTACTTGTTTCTAAGCCATCAGTAATAAGTTTATATTGATTATGAATATTATTATCTGTTTTATCAATATTCCAATAAGCAAATTTCAATACACCATTTTTACCACGTATTGTACTTTCTAAATTATGTGCAGTCCATTCATTGTTATTAAGGAAGTTAATAAACTTATAACCTTGTCCTGACGGCTCTCTAATTAATTCTTGTACATCTGCCGCACTAATTAATCTACCTGGTAAGTTCGGAACAGTTTTTTTGTTGCGTACCCAGAAGTAATAATAAGTTGTAAATTTCTGTGCTGGTTCATCATAAACACGCTTAGTACTATATGCCTTTATTCCGTATTTCGATTTACCACTAATACCTTCAGTAAGTCCTGCTTCAGTATCTGCTTGAGCGTCCCATTCTTCTGGTGTTAATTTAGTTTCAACCCATTCGTAAATTTCAATTTCTGTTCCTGGGAATACTGTATTAAATGTATTTCCAACATTGAAAATATTTCCTGTATTACTATATGGATTAATAAATCTTACAGCATCAGTATCCCACCATAATTTACCAACCATGTCTGTTGACGTAAATGATGTTTCGTCTTTATTAACATCGGTTGTATCTACGTTGTTATATGTTGACGGATCAAATGTAGTTTTGAATGAAAGTTCAACCTCTGCTTGACCTGCAATTTTTCCTTGAATAGGATCAATGTAATCTAAATACTCTTGTAAGATTTTAGTATCTTTATCATATATCGAAATACCTTTAATCTTTTCAATATCAACAAGAGGTCTTTGATTTCTTTTTCTTGACCATAGTCTTGTGTTTGGCGTAACTCTATAATCTAAAATTTGTCCTGTAACATTTTTGCCATCACGCTTAAATTGTGGTAATGAAACATAAATGTGATTGTTTTTAATTAATAGTGTTCTACCAAAGTATAATGTTTTGTCATTAGAGTATTCTAATTTATCACTGTAAACATATCTATTACCTAACAGTTCAAATACAAATACTTCACCTGTATCAACAAGTGTTGAACTAAAGATTGTTGTTCCATTATCAAATACTGTTGTACCTGAATCAAACTCTGTTCTATTGAATAAGTCACCACCCGCGGAGTGAACTACAATTCTATCGTTATCATATCTAATTACTGTACCAAACTTTTCATTAGGTAATCCTTTAGGACCTATTAAGTGTTGGACCTGTTCAAATCTACCATTGATTTGTTCGTATATAAACACTGTACCTTGGTTTGAATATGTGTCTGTATAATTAGGAGCACCTACTGCAATAAATTTGCCATCTGTTGAAACTGCAACCGAATCACCATAATTAATATTTGGATAAGGTGCGTCAATCATTTGATCAAATACATAATGTCCTAACAATGATTTTCTATAGATAACTAATTTTCTTGTTGCAACTGAACTGTCAACTGCATCGCCGTACTTAACAACAGTTGCTAATACGCTACCAGTGAAACTAATATCAAACTGTGTTCCAAACTCGTATAAGTTTTCAGTTTCAATAGCACTGTCAGTTCCAACAATAAATCCTGTATTATTAGGAAGGAATCCAGTTAGTTGTACACCTGTTGAAACTTCTTCCCAATCGGATGCCCTAAAGCCTCCTGGAATTAAATTAGTTTTTGCTTTGTAAACTGAGTCATTAAACTTAACATACTCGTCTTGGAAATATGCAACAGTACTTGTAAAGTCGCCTCTGTAATTTTCATCAGCACCAAGTTTCCAACCATTGTTTACATCATAGTTTAGAATGTTTATTCTACCTGGTTGATTAAATGTTGCATTACCTTTGCTTAAAATATAAGCAGAGTATGTACCGTTAGTATGAGATACAATTCTAATATCACTTCCAAGATATCTGTCTTGTTGTGCATCTGGACTTGAATATATTCCTATAAGTGTAAAGAAGTTACTTGCATTTCGTTGGTATATTGCATAAGCACCTTGTCTTGCTAATCCACTTGATGTTTCGTTTATTCCTGCTGGAATATTGTATACTCTTGTCCAGTCATTATTTGTTTTAGATGGTGGGTTTGCAGATCTTGCAATACCATCTAATAGAATAGATTTATAAATCCAATATTCAAATCCTTGTAGTGTACGTGATGTACCTCTTGGAATATTTTCGCCTCTGTCTACAACAACAATGTATCCTGCTGTTTGTGATTGTAAATGTACATCTTGAGTTGTACCTACAAGTCTAATTACGCCAACACCTTGAGAGCCGCCAACAATACTTAAACTTGATATTGCTTGGTTTTCATTTCCTAACTTCCAAGTTCCTGTTTTGTTTTTAATCCATACTCTTAAACTGTTAAAAACTTTTTCAAGATAAACAACTTGACCTGTTGCTAATGTATCATTGTCTTGAACTGTATCCCCTACAACAGGAATAAAGGGATTACCGTAATTAGGGTTGAAATCTGGATCGCCTGGTGTAGGAGAACCTCTATCATCAAAGTTTGTTAAGTTAACATCAATCCAACCGTCCCAAATATCGTTTACAGTATGTAACGTATTGTTTAGGTAATCATGAGTAATATTACTACCAATTGCTGTTGGATCTTGTAATACATTGTCTGCATTTCTGTATTCATTAAAGAAGAAATTAAATGTACTACCTACAGTTAAATCAGTGTCTAATGTTCTTGGTGCTCTAAATACCCACTTATCAGATAACTCATCACCGGAGTCTCCAGTAAATGTTAAACTCTCAATATAAGAAGTTATAGTTGGAGATGTTGCATCGTCAGTAATTCTTAGTACGTTTTGATAATAGTTTGGATTTCTAACAACACCTTGTTGAATAACATCTTGAATAACAAGATACGGTTTAGTTTCAATAGTTGCAATAGACTGGAATGTTGATCCGACGTTAATCTTCCACCAACCGCCAAGTGCATCGTAATCTTGTTCAACTGCTCTTTCATATGCACCAACGGATATATCACCTACAAACAGTGTACCTGTAGATTCGAAATCACCATTTGCATCTTTAACATAAATTAAAGTTCTATTGTCGCCTGTTGTATAAGTAAACGCAACGACACCAACTGCTGTTGCACTACTAATTGTTTCGCCCACACTTGGTATAGCCTGTGTGTTATCTACTAAAAGAATATCATCAACTTTGTCAGCAATAGTATGATTACCATCAAAGAAAGTTTTGTTTATTGTTGGGTTACCATTAAATGGTTGTACACCACTTGGGTATCTTGTATTAATATCATTCCAGAAAAGTTGTAAAGTATCACCCGGAGTTGTTGCTACATATGCAAGTCTCGGTGCTCTAATTAAAACGTGATCTGTAGTTTCTTCTTGGAATGTAAAGTTACCTCTTAGAATATAATAGACATTATCATACTGCTGAGTATTAGCATCGTATGTGCTAATTAAATGTCTTAAGTGAGAACTGAAACTTGGAAAATCTAAACTTGGATCAGTTGGCTCAATAATATTCTTTGCTTTCCAATATTGATTAGTATACTCTACAATTTCATCTTTCTGGTATGATGCTGAAGAAACAAAAGGTCCTTTGTATTTTGTTTTTACATTCGAAGCATAAGGAATACCTACAAATATCCATTTACCATCTGACGAAACTGCTGTTGACTTACCGAAGTTTTCAACATTATCAAAATAGTTTTCAGGACAATCAAACGACTGTGATAAAATAAGATTAATATTTTCACTTGCTCTAAAGTGTACATCTACTCTACCAAGAACTGGTTTAGTTTGTCCATTTCTTAATTCTGTTGCTCCAATAGGCGCCGGTGACCCTACTGCAATAATAGTGTTATTTGTATTTGAACTAATGCTTGTGCCAAATGCTCTTACATCAGTATCTTGAACACCTGCTACTGTTGTATTAAAAACTTGTTGTGCGATTGAATATGTGTTTTGATTTTCAACAACTGTCCATCTATTATTTTCATCATAGTCAACCCAAACACGTTCCTGTGTTGAGTAGTTGTCCCTTGTAATTTTACTATTAACATCTGTGAGGTTTGCTACTCTTGAACTTACAAGTTTTAATATAAAACCACTTGCTTCAGGAGCATCTTCAACTTCGCCAGTTGTTTGAGCATAAATTACATCTAAACTTACTCTTAGAACTTTATAAAATCTGTTCTGTTTAGGACCTACACCTAACACACCAATGATGTCACCTGGTTGTGTATCTGGTGCTTTCTTAGTTTTAATTTCAATAGACTTAGAACTGTCACTGTTTATAATACTTGATACTTTCATATCAGTTTCAGTTTGACGTAATACGTCCCAAGTTTGGCCTTTCTTAGCGACCCAAACATACTGGCCTATTTCTACTGTGTTAAGATCTAAATTTAAAATATCATCATAGTTTGTAACTTTATAATTAATATCTTCTTCAGCAACATAACCTGCAGTCTTAATGTATGATGAATCTTCAGCAACATATTTTGTTGGGAAAGGTTTATGATCATACTTGGCAGGTTTGCTATAAAGATCAACAGGAGTATATCTATAAACTAAGTCTGTTGCTTGAGGATCAATATTTTGTACTAATTGAAACGGCTGTGGTGAAAGTCTAAATTTAGATTCATCAATTTCATATTCAACTTCGTCAAACGATTCACTTGCACCGTATTGTCCTACTTTAAACGCCCAATCTTCAAAAAATTCTAAACTTGAATTTTCTGTGTTTGATAATGCATCAAATAATTTTTCTAAAGAGTTTTTTGTACCCTTGTCTTGAATAAATCCTTGATAGAATTTATACTGTGAAACATCATCATTAATAATATTTTCTAAGTATGTTCTCTTTTGATAACCAATTAGATGCTGTGCCATTCTTTGTTGTTCACTGTCAAAGTTGTCAGTATCTAAATCATAAAAGTCTGCAAACTGATTTGCTTTATAATCAAAGTTTGGTATTAGTTCATTACTTGGTTTTTCATTTAACAAATACCACTCGTCTGCATTAAACACCGTCGATCCAGGTATTTTTGTTTTTGCACTATAGTAACGTGTTTTGTAATAAACAACGTCAGCGATTTGATAATCTGTATTTTCTTTCCAATCAACTACATTAACACTATCAAGTGTAAAGCCTGGAATGTTTACACCACCGTTCCAGTCTGTGCTACGATAACCAAGAACTTTAATTCTTGCTTGTCTATAACCAGGTGCTGGATTATAAATTGTATCATTAAAGACTGTTTTATTATCAATTAAACAAACGTGCTCTTTTTGAACTAATGGTAATTTAACAAAGTAAATTCCATCTGCTGTGTTTTTAAGTGTAAGACCAAACTCGTTTTGACTACTTCTAATTGTGTTTGCAAAATCTTCTTGTAATTTTTGTCCGTCTGCTTTTAATAATGTGTAATCATAAAAGTTATCAAAGATGTTGTCTACAACTGCATACTCTCTTTTAAAGTTCAAGTTAATAGCACTTGGAGATAAAGTTAATAACGCACCATTATTCCAATTTTGTGTAGTCCAGAAAGTAAACTCTCTTGCTGATAGTTCCCAGTTCTCAACTGTTTCAATAGTTCCATTAAATCTATCAAATACAAAACCTTGTTTTTCTAAAAACTTTCCATAGCCAAGTAAGAAATCAACAACACCCTGTACTGTTGTAAACAGTGTTCCGTAATTTAATTTTGATGTTGCAGTTTCAAACTCTCTTCTTAGAATTATAGTTCTACCACCTTCGATAGGTAGTTCTACTAACTTAACAAAATTATCTTGAATAAATGTATCAAACGTTCCTGACTGTTGTACTCTAAAGAACGTTTGACCGTTACGTACAATCTGTCCTGCTTGGTATCTTTCGCCAGGTACCCATTCAAGGAATGATTCACTTACACCACCAATATTTACAACAGGATCTTTTGCACGTTCAAGATGCTTATAGTAACTAAAATATGGTTTTGCTCTATCATATCCTTTAACAATATATCCTGCAGGTCGTTTTTCAATAATAACACCACTGTAAGATACTGTATCAATCGGTGATGATGTGTTTAAGAATAAATCATAATTTTCTTCAGGAATAAACACGTTACCTTTATTGTTAGGTGTACGTGAATCTAAAACTAATCTAAATTTATCTTTTGTACTAAAGCCGCCAATCTTAAATCCAAGTTGTACATTTAACTTAGAAACTTCATTACTATAATTTACATTTAGTTTTGTAACATCTGCATTAATATAGTTGAAAACATAGTTTACTAAACCAGCAGTAGACGTTCTTACAGTACTACTTGACGTATTAGGAAAAATTAAATCGCTAACTTTAAGACGTTTGTTACTTCCTGTATAAATTAATTCGCCTGCTGTATTTCTTATAATACGTGATCTATCAAAACCTATGCCAATTACTTTTGAAGGTTGGTGAATTAACCATGCTGTTAAGAAAGCAAACGGATACTCACTTCCTCTACGCCATGCTGTTTCTGTAGGCGCTTGGTCGCCAAACACAAACTGTCTGTTTGTTTCTGGTACAATTAACCCTTGTGCAAATCCTGATTCATATGGACTTAATAATTCACCTCTTGAATTTACTGGAGTGTATTTTAATAAGTCACGTCTTGCATATTCTGGACGATATCTAATTGGATTAAGAGGTTGACGTACTCTACCTTCTTGTAAATCTTCCCACAAAATTAAATTTTCTTTTGTATAAGGTGCCGCACCATAAACAGTTTCCCACCACTCTGGTTTATCTACATAACCTAAAATTTTCCACGGTGTAGTATGCGGAGTATCTGTTCCTAAATAATCGTTATAAATTGCTCTCCAAAAACCCGGTAAAGGTTTTCCGTTTGGATCGGTCATATAACTGTAATTCCATGTAAAGGAATTCGTTCTATCATAAAAACTAATATCAGTATAATCAGGATCGCCTGCAACTGATAACCAGTCAGCAAAATCAGTGATAATAATATCGTTTAGATCTTCTGTATCAAATCCGGTATTTCTTGAATAGTGACCTATAAAAGAATCAACATCAAATATTTTTGTGTCGTATTTTACTTTAATATTGTTGTAAATTCTTAGTTCTAATTCTAATAACAAGTTATCTCTATAGTCACCGTAGGCTTTTACAATACTACCGTCGTGTCCTTTAATAACTGTTTGTGATGTTTGATAAGAATCATCAACATATATTGCTGGAATGTGTAACGGCCATAAACCTAACTTTGTAGGTGTTGGCGGAATATATGAAGCATCTGTTGAGTCATATTCATAAATGTCTATTGTGTCATCAACAGCAAGTGTTACGTTATCTGTAAGTTTAATAAATCCTTCAGCAGTAAAAACATAATCTCTATTATGTAATAACTGAGTGTCATTTAAGTAAACATAAACTGCAATAGCAGAAATACTGTTTAGTGTAAATGGTGTTGTTAAACTATAAAACTTGTTTTCAATATCAGTAACTGTAAAACTGCGTTTTTTGTTTGCGCCATTACCGATCATATCTGACCAATAAAATGCTGTTTGCTTAGATTTTTCTGATTGCCATTTTTTAATTGCTTCATCAACAACATATCTCGAACTGCCGTCAATGCCAAGTTCGTTTGCAATAGCAAGGAATGATCTTTTAAACTTTGCATACTCTTTTCTTGCAAAACGTAACGCTTTTACAATGTTATAGTTTTTATTTGTAATATGATATGATGCTAATGTAGCAGGTCCAGAATGCTGTACAAATTTTGTACCATATTCTGATAGTTGACCTAAATTACGTAAGTTACTGCTTCCCGGATATGTTCCTGAAAACCCTGTAACATTTTCAATTATTGTTGTTACATGGTCTGCTACTTCACCGTATGTAAAATCTTTAATATTTTCATTTAGCGGATTATTTCCTAAGTTAATAGGAAATGCATAATGACCGTTATCGTTTTTGTCTGCTTCACTTGTACAATGTAAAATAACATTGTCACCGTTAGTTAAATCTTTATCAAAGGTAATATATGCTGTTCCGTTTTCTCTATTGATTCCCCAATCAGTTCTTCTTGCATTATTAACAAAAACTTTTACTTCTAATTGATTAAGGTCTCCGCTGTTGTTGTAAACATCAACTGCAAAATTATTTTTCTTTCCTGAAACAACATATGCACGAATAACTTTTTGTTTACTTTCGGTTGGTGCTTTTTTCCAGCCGCTTACGTTAGTATACACATTAAGATCTGTATACTTTCTTAGTGTAGCAACATCAGTTTTTTGTGTGTAATTTACTTGGCCTGATTGATATGTAAATTCGTCATTTAATAAATTAAAGTCAAAAACAATGTCACCACTGTTTTCAATATTTCGATAACTTAAAGGAAATCCTAATTCACTGTCATTGGTACCTGTTCCAACTTTATATGAAAATAACTTTGTACCTTTAAAAGTATTACTGCTATAGTCTTGGAAAGTACTGTTTGTTGCATCGTATAAGTCAAACAACGGTGCTTGATTTGCTTTTAGTTTATCCTGTCCTTTAATCCATTTAGTACCATTATACCAATATACTTTACCTTGGTTTACAATACCGTTGCGAACTAATACAGTTTCATTAGTTACAGGCTCTGTATCTGTTTCTTCTCGTAATGCAAGTTGTCTTGTGCCGAGTTGATTGATAAAAGAAACTTTATAAATTCTACCATTAACGCGAATGTCTGGATCTGCTGTAAACAAAATACGCTGACCTTCAATTAGATCAATACCATCAATGTTATAACCTATTGAACCTTCAATAGTTGAAAATACGTCAATAGTTTTATCATCAATTAGGTCAACGTTTGCTTTGAATTTTGAACCAAAGTTATAAAGTCTTAGACCTGCATCAAATTCAATGATCGGTCTTTTGGCTCTTTGTGCTTGATCAAGATCTGGTTGTGTGCCGTTTGCTTTAGCAGTACTTTCAATAGTGTCTCTATGAAACCATCTGTTATGTCTTGACCACGGATTACCATCAATTGCCGCACGGTTAATTGTAATATAATCTTTATCTTTAGGATAGTTAAGTGCTTGACCAAAAGGAAGTTTGTCAAAGTTTTCACTATCAAAAGGAACAAACAAATTAGCACTGTATTCTCCAGTGATTTCTAAGTCTGTTTTTTTAATAAGTTGAATGCTTTCACCAACACCTTCAACGTACCAAGTACCTTCTCCGTATTTTGCAGGAGTTACATCACCTAAAAATTCAACAAGCATACCGTTTGATAAATCAACATCGGTTCTTGTTGTATATGTTTTCTTCTGAAGGATTTCTTCTTCTACATTTATTTCTGTATTTTCTAAGATGTTATACATTAAAATTACACCACTTGTATTAACATCATTTTTACTAATGTAGAATAGTCTATCTGGTGCATCTAAAGGCACCGTGAATTTTAATGTTCCTTTCTCAACAAACACTGTTGCTGACTCAACTCCGTCAGTAAACAATGTTGATATGTTTTCGCCTTCTGTAAATCCTGTGATACCACCTTCTACTGGTTCAACTATGTATTCGCCAGTATCGTATCCATCGCTGTCATAAATTTCTGCTTCAAACTTACCAGGTGCCAACACCCCTTCTACTGTTTCAGTAATAATTGCTTGTCCTGGAGTAAAGGCTCTATTAGTTGCAAATGCGATCGGATGTCCAGGCGTGTCAATTTCAAATATGTAAGTTTGACCTTTATATAGTTTTAAAGTAGGATTTTGTGTTAAACCCGTTGGCGTAAATTTATATGCTACATTGTCGGCGTTCTCCTCTAATGATACTTTAAATGTTGAGACTATTTCTTTTGATTGCCCATAGATAGGTAATACCTGAGGTCCTGAAGGTAACCAATAATACTCTCTAAAGTTAACAAACTTATCCCAATCAATATGGGGATTCCATGCATAATATTCTTGTGCATTTATTTTGCTGTGATCTGGATTGTTATTTCCAAAAGATCTTAGTTGGTTAATAAAATCATTGTAGTCTTTATAGAATGTAACATTGTCTACATCATCTTTTAAAACTACTGCTGGTTCTACTTGATAATCTTCTCTTTGTTTTGTAACATCACCAACATAATTGTCGTCGGCAGTAAATGCTTTAGCATCTCGTCTACCGTAATAGGCATTAAGTTTTTCAACCACACCGGGTTGAACAAGTTGATCAATTGTACTTGATAAAAACTTTTTGTTTGCTGGAGTTCTGAAATAACGAGGTAAATGGCTTAAACTTGTTCTTTTCTCGTTTTCACCATCTGGATTAATCGGAAACTCGTTCTGATCGTTATCATATGCCATTAGTAATTACTTCCTCCAGTGTTAGAACTTGATGTAATGCCTGAACTCTCTGTTGTTGCTGTAGTTGTAATTGCACCACTTGCTTTTAGTCTTGATGCTGTAATGCTATCAATAATTTCTACATCATCTACTGTTGCACTTGAAATAAAGATCTCGTCACTTTCGGTTGTAATTTCGTATAAACTTCCAAACACTTTTTCTGTTTGTTTAGGTACTAACACAATCGTGTTAATATCTGGTGCTAACGAATTCATAATATAAGTTGACAATTCACTAAAACTAAACTTATCACCGAAGTCCCAATACTCTAAACTAAAGAACTGGTTGATTGCTGTAATAATACGTAACTTAATATCGTTATCATTTGTAACTTGTTCTGTATTTTTAACAACTTTAAATACAGCCTGTAAATCTACATCTGCTTTATTACCAAACAAGATTTTATATTTTACAGGATGATAAATTACTTCATCACTAATACTTTTAATCTTGTTAATGTCTGCACCAAATGATTGGAACAAATTGTCCGAACTTGGTGGCAAAGGTTTTTGTTCGCGAACACCACTTAGATATTCTCTAAACTGTTTATCATATGTTGATGTTAATAGATAAGTGTCAATGATATTTGTACTGCTTGGATCTAATCTATTGTTTTCATCTGCACTGTGAACATACTGGAATTTAATTTTATCTCTTCCTTTGTATGCTTTATAATTTGTTATCAAACTTAATTGACCTGTAGTTGACGAATATTGTTTGAAAACATCAACGTCTACAAAATAAAATATTGTACCATTATCAAATACAGATAACGGACCAGTTGCTGTTTCTGTTGAGTAAACTCTAATGCCCTCGGCTTGAGCAACAACATAGTTAAAGTTAGTTGACTGATTGTTTGTAATTTCTTCTTTTGCAAACACCCACTTTGTCAATGAATTAGTTTCAGGCGCAACAAAAGTTGTAAATGCATCTGGGTTATCAATTACACCGTCAGCATCGCTATCAAAGAAACTTATTTCAACTTTCTTGCTGTTAACATAACCTTCTTCATCTCTGTATTCTTTTGTAATTTGCCAAGGATTGTCTAAAGTAAATGACTCTACTTTATCCGGTTGCTTATTAATAGATAATAAGTTAATTTTGTCTGTTATAATTTTACCCGATCTGCTATCATAAATTTGATCAGTTTCGTCATAGTAAAATCTTACTTCTTTGTCACTTTCAAAAATGTAACGTACACCTCTATATGTAATAGTGTATTTTTCGCCATCGGTTTCAAATAATAAGATCCAACTTGAATCTAAATTTTGATTTGAACTATCGCCTGATCTACCTGTGTTAAATGCATTTCCGATACTTAGGTTACTGTTTAGAATCACACGCCATTGTCTATCTGTAAGACTGTAACGTAAACCAAATGTCTTATAAGCAAAAATTTGATCAATCATTTGCGAAATTACATCTGCTGTAAGTGCTGTTGCAAACTTAGGTTTAATTTCACTTAGTAATGCACCTGTTGGGATCACATCATTAAAGATAATAGGTCCTTGACCATCGGCATAATTTTCTGTACCGTCACCGTTTACTTGAACAACTTTTGTCCAAAGAACATTTGTTGAATCAGGATGATCAGCAGGTCCAGCCATCAACTTATTAAAGTCGTTAGTCATAAAGTGTTGACCTGCAGGTGATATAAATTTTACAAGTGCACCTGGTTCGATATATCTTAATGTACTACCAGTAAATGCTCCTGTAGTTAATGTAATGTCAAGAGTGTCTTTTAAATAACCACTGGAGTTATTTGTTTGTCTTGCAACTTGTGTCCATGTAGCATTTAAGTCAGTTGCAGAAGTTTTAGGAAACTCGCTAAGATAAAAGTTTCTAATTAATATATTTTGTAAAATAGGTTGTACTGTATTTTCAATACGTCCTTCAACATCTGTTCTTGTTACAAATGAAAAGTTAATTTTCTTATCAAACGTTTCTTTGTAAATTGCACCATCGTTACCGTAAATATTAGTACTTGAATACTTTCCTGTTGAGTCAATTAAATCAAAGTATCTGCTAATACCGCTTGATGTTCTGTTAATACTTTTACTCTTAATAATTTCTTGGCTAATTGCTCTTGGAGCAACTTGATAATCTTCACCTGTAATCATTCTATTTTGTGTATAGAATGTTGACGGAGCATTTTCTTTAATGCTTTGATTTGTTTCTGGAGCACTTGCATTATCAACTGTATATTTTAATGATGCAACAATATTCAATGTTTCATTACTTCCTGCTCTACTTTCATAAGGAACAGAAATAGTAATGTTTGACATTTCTTCAGGTTGAATAGAAAACTTTTTACCAATTGATTTTCTGTAGTAAACTCTAAATTTACCTTTAGGCAAATTACCAAATGTACCGTCTGCAAATAATAAACTAATTCTATCTTCAATTCTTGTTAGAACTGTATAAATGTCTCTTTGATTTTTACTTAAACTATTGTAGATTACGTTGTTACCTTCGACAGCATCTACTTTGGTCCATAACGCTTCTTCGTTACCGTTTGAATCTAACTTGTATAACCAAACATCTGAGTTGTTAATGTTTGTGGCATCAATTGCAACTGTTTGATTTGCTGTAGGATTATTAACTGTGAAAACACCGTTGTCTAAAACACCTTGTCTAAAGTGTAAAAAATATCCAGTGTTTGTACTTCCAGCACCTTTGCCATCTTCTCTATATAAAAATGCAAGACTGTTACCTGGCAACGGATCTTCTTCGTAAATTTTGTCTTTTGTAATACCTGCTGATGTTACTTCAAATACAAGATTTTTTTCACCAATGTTTTTATTAAAACTATAAACTGGTAGATTTGTATTTGTTGCATTGTAACGATACTGTTCTGTTGTAATACCATTAATGTCATACTTTTTAACAGGTCGACCAACAATAGCATTTTCAGGAAGTGTTGCATTTAGAACTTTTCTAAATTGTTCTGCCCAATCAGGATTACTTGGATCATTCCAAACAATAGTTTGATTAGCAAGGTTAACACCGTTACTGTCGAAAATGTCCTCAGAAGTACTTACACTTTCAAATTTTAGCAAACCGTTTGATGCTTGATTACGTTTAGGATTATAGGAAAGCAATCTCGCTAAACGTAAAATACTCTCACGACGTTCTGCTAACTCTAAATAGTTTTCTCTTGCATTTAGGTCTACTCGGAAAGCAAGGTTTTGACCTAAGTATGCAATTAAATCAATAAGTGCAAGATACTCTGAGGACTCAATATAATCGTTGAAATCTTCTGGATAATTTTCACGCAGATAGTTAATCATTGTACGACGTAGACTATCAAAGTCATACGACTTAAAGTCTGCGTTTTTAAATGTTTGATATACTTTCTTCCAGTCTTCTGCAAGTAGTAATCTATTTTGTCTATCTGTTGTTGACATTTATGCTTTCCTTATTATAAGTATTTATTTGTTTGTGTTAACAGAGTACTTAATTCTCTAATCTAAGAAGCCGTTGCGTTGATCAAACTGTAACTTCATTTGCTCAGAGATGTTATATGGTAGGTATTGTAGTTCGCACTCAATCTGTATACCACTTTCATACTGGTCAACAATGACTCTATTAGCATTAATCCTTGGATCACTGTTAATAATAGTTGTAACGTTGTCTGCTATTGCTTCTTTTAGATTCTCAGTTAACGGTTCAAATAAAACGTCCCAAATAATTGTTCCAAATTCGGGGTTTTCTAATTTTTCTCCTTGACGTATATGGAAGTGGTTTAGTAAGTCTTGTTTAATCAACCCAATATCATACAAAGTATATGATAGATTGTCAGGATTTACTGTGCTTAAACCTCTGTAAGTCTGTTGTTTTACAATAGGCTTTTGCTTGTTAGATTCCTTAACTTTAATATTCTGTATTGTGTCTTTTTCTAAACTACTCATATCAATATTTATGTGCTATTACGCACCGTCCTTTTTAAATGTATCTGGCAATGTGTCAAGATCTGGTAACGAGATCAGTAGTGCATCATTATCACGATCTGTCATTATTGCAGTGTAATTTGTTGGATCTACGTTTTCATGGTGTCCCCACGGCTCGTGCTGTGGTAAGCGTTTGTGAAGCGAAGCAACCGCGGTAGCGGTTAAGCCAGGAAGTACGTGTGTGCTTAACGGAGTTACAGCGACAGCGGTAGCGGCCTGCGGCCCATTCATGTGAATGTTCGGTGCGGTCTCTGTATGGTTGCCTCCACTTAAGATATCTGTTGGACCTCCTGCTGTAAACCAATTGTGTCCACCTGTGTTAACATCATAGTCTTTGGTAGTAGTTAACTTGGTATTACCTTTAACCAATGTAGTCATGTTAGTGTCAGTTTCAATTTGAATGTCACTTTCACTTAATATATTTGTTTTACGTCCTGCATGAAGATTAATGTCTCTATCAGCAGTAATGTTTAGATCGTTTTCAGTGTGCATACTAATAGAATCTTTTGCATAGATATCAATCTTGCCATTAGCACTCATTTCAATCCAACTGTTACCACTGCCGTGATCTATACGTATTAAGTCTTCTGAATTATGAAACAGTATTTGATGTCCTGTTCTTGTTCTGATACGCATTAACTCATTGGCTGGTATTTGTGGCAAACCATCTTTTTCGCCTTTGCCTACACTTGCATATTCTTTTCCAGTTGTAGACGCGGAACCTTTACGTAAAAATTTGTCATCACCGTCGTCCATAACAAAGTGCGTTCCGCCGAGGCGGCCGAACGGAATATCCGCTTGTGTTCCTGCGGAACCGTATTTGGCTTTAACATAACCTGGACGTTTGTCATATGGTCCTGGAGTTGAAATACCAAATACCATACTTGGTACTTCACGTCTTGCACTTGCTGAACTTAATCCTCTTGTTCCGTCTGAATCTAATCCCATGCCCCAAAGGATATCCATCCAATCTTCATTGATAGGTTTTTTATATTTTGTTGGGTCGTTACCTTTGTTGTCTGCGAGATTCTTTTTGTTAATTTCACCTACAACTGCTTTGCCTGTGTTACCAACGGATAATTTTGCTCCTTGGCCTGTAGGACTTCCTGCATAGAAACTTGTTGCAACTCTGTCAGGCATTGAAAAGTTAATGTAGTTGTCACTTACACAACCGATCCAAAAACCCAGGTTTGCTTGTCCTTCAATAAACACAACAATAACCTGTGTGCCAATATCTGGCGGTGTCATCCACATACCATAACTTTGTTGCGAATATTTGTATCCATCATTTTTAGTAACTGCTGACGCAGGTGTTTGTCCTGCAAAAGGACCGCCATATCTAACTTTAAATGTCTGACCTTCTTGTCCTTGGTTGTTACTTGTGTTGAATTTTAATAGTTGTACTTCAAGCGACCCTTGATAATTAGGATCAAGGTGTCCAATAACTCGACCAATATACGGTCCATAACTAAGATGGACTTCACTGCCAGCGGTACGTGTATCTTGTCCCATCTATTATGTTCCTCCTTGTATCCTGCCGGCGCTGTCAACTTTAATTTCTTGTGCTGTTTTTTCGCCTGCCTGTGCAGTGGCTTTCTTGGTATACTGATTAGGTCTTCTAACACATTCAAGTGTTTGTTTAAATTCACCGTTTGACAAAGAATTTTTTACTATAGTTACTTGGTATAATCCACTAAAGGCATCTACTGCAATAGTTTCATCTGGAAATCCCATCATACCGTTGGCTTTGTAATCAACTGGTGTTCTAAAATTAATTTGTATATCCACTTCACCATATTGGTAATCTATGCTTCCGTCAGCATCAATGTTAATAAATTCTGTATTTTCTGAGTTGTAGTTACCAATACCGCTATCAGCAATATAGTAAGGATCTCCCCAAATTTCCATCTCAATAGTAATTAAGTCAACGTTGGAGTTTACAATGGCATCATTGAAACGTCTTGCAATTTCAACTCGCATATCATCAACGTTTACAGCACCTGCGGCTCTTGAATTGTTTTCAATAACTGCTTGAGTTTTGCCAGAAATTACTTGATCATTATCCGCTGGAGTTTGCTCAACTTTTTCTTGTGGGTTTTCTCCCTCTTTGGTTGCATCAGCAATATTCTGTTTAGGTAATACACCTGGCGAAATGCTTTTAAAGAAACTGTTGTCTAAGTTAATATTAAAGTTAAGAATATCTTCGTTCTTGCCACTGTAGATATAATTGTATTCTTTACATACCTGTGCTTTTAATGCTCTAATACCATATGGTATTTTGTCAGGTGATAAAAATTTTGCTTCGTGTACTTTGTAAGGTAAAATTCTAAACACATAAATTCTTGGAGGTTGACCGGTTTTCTTTTCTGTTTCTTTGTCACTAATATTAAACACCTGTGTGTCAATTTTAAACCAATCTTTAAACCCTAACGAGTCTGCTGGTGCATCAACTATACTTCTACCATAGTCACTTAGGATAATAAGTTCTTCAATAATATCTTGTATTCTTGTTCCTTGGGTAAACTTAATTTCACCAAGGCCTGGAACAATCTGTAACTGCCCGTTGCTACGTGACCAAACATTTTTTTCTTTGTCATAGGTAAATCCTGCATCACCAAATGGTTGACTTGTACTACCTAATTCTTCAAGCCTAAACATTTTAGAATTTCCAATTGGGTTAGAATTCTTTGAACCTGTTTGTTTGTCTGTAATATCTTGTCCTAAAGAAGTTGTTTGAACTAATGTCAAATTTTCGTTTGTATATAAGTTAAAGTCTTCTGGTAGGTCGCCACCTTTAATCATAGCATAAAGTTCTTGTAGAGATGCAACGGCGGTACTGCTCTTTTTTGCAGAATTACTGCTAACACTTATCTTGCCGCCTGTTTGTTTTTGAGTCGTTGCACCTGCACCGCCATCACTTGATGAGTTAGATAATGACCCTTTTGTTGCACGTTCTTTTGGAAACACAACAAAGTACTGATCTGCTGTTGTAATAGTTTTATCTAATGCTTTTTTACCAAAATACTTGTTTAGTTCTGTGGATAAACTCTTTGGACTACTTTGTAATAATTCTTCAATTGTTCTACCAACCAAGGTAACATCACAAGGAATACTTTGTGTAGCATCTTTTAACGCTCCTTCGTTGTATGCAACACCTTCAACGACATAAGAACTTCCTCCTGCTGTAACTTCTAAGTCACTGCCTACAAGTTTAAAGGGCAACATCTTTGTTGATTCAGGAACTTCTGTAGGATTTCCGTCATTGTCAAAACCAACAAAATCTAAAACTAATAAAAACGGAGATTCAAGATAGTTTTCGTGTCCTGCTTGATATGCACCTAATTGTAGAGTTTGTAAAAATAACCCCATACTATAAGGTTCCATAATTTCTAATCTAAACCCAACAGCATTAGTTGTTCCTTTTTTTCTACTTGGAGAAATTAATGATTCAACTTCTAAGTTATTGCAATAAAATTCTATTTTTTTACCATCTGATTCGTATGCTGTTAAAACTTTAGAATTTCCAAGTCCGCCTCCACTCTGTAATATTCCTACAGCAGGACGTCTAATTCTATATGTTTCGTCAGGATTGTTTATTTCATCATTGCTTAGTGCATATAACCCAATGCGGTAATTGTAACTTGCAAATTTTCTTAATGGATTTGGTATAGGTAATGATAGCACTCTACCATCTGCTGTGTATGCAATTTTTTGTGGAGGTATTGTTACCTTAACTGCTGGAACAGGTGAAGATGTTTTCTGTGTTGCAGTATTATCTTCTTCCATTGTTGTTTCTGTTTTGTTAGCATTAGGATTAATATCTTCACTGTCAAGCATTTTCTCTGTGCCAGTGTTTTCTGATTCACCTGCCGCCATGGAATTTAGTAAATCTTTGTTCTCTTGAACAAACTGTTTTGAAATTTCTGTAGCAGTTAGTGCATTTAGTTCTCTGCCTGGAGGTGCTGTTGGTTTGGTAGTCATACTACTCTCCTAACAACTGTCTTAATTTACTGCCCTTTGGAACGTAAATCGAAAGACCTGATCTAAAATCATAAACTGGATCTTTTAGTAAATCCATATTTCTTTGTGCAAACACCCACCATAGTTTAGGAGTGCCGTACATATCATAGGCTAATAAATCTGGTCTTTGATGATACTGTGGTTGAATTTCATACAATACATCATCTCCTTCTTCAGGAACAGGACGTATTTGAAGAATACCTAAGTATTCATTTTTTACAAGTCTTGTTTTCCCCCAAGGAGAATTATTTGATGCCGCCATTAAATAAATCCTCTCTTACCGGATCCAATGTATCCGCCGTTGACAAACTTGTCTAAACTAAACTGTTCAACTTCTGATCTTGAATAGATCGGTTGTAGTGTTACAGTTACTTGACTTTCAACTGGAACATAAGCAACTCTTGCTCTATCAGTGTTTGATGTAACAGTGTTAATAGTGTTATCGCCATTAAAACCAAAATCAAGATCTACAGCAAGATAGTCAACATCTGTAGGCATATCAATAGTAAAGTTTGTTACAATTACAGGAACATCTTTGAACACATAATCTCCATAACCATTTAATTTTACAACTGGAGGAGGAGAACCTGTATTAGATCCTGCACCATAAAACATTTTTGTAATTGAACGTAGGTAATGTAACATTGCTACCCAATATTCACCTTCTAAACTGTTTTGAACAATAAACTGTCCTGTAAGTGTCATTGCGTCCACACTTGAATTCTGATACGCAAAGAAAGGGTAATTACTATGTACTGGTGTAATTGCGTTATAACTTGCTTGATGACTCATAATAATAGTAGGCGTGTATGGAAAACACAAGCCTCCTGTAGAATCAATCAAACGTCTAATGTAAGGACTGTCTGTAAATGCTTTAATCGGAGGAACACTTAACTTGACTCTCCAATCTTTTGAATTAGGATCTTGTGCCCAAGAAGCACTTGCAAGTTCAACCTGTGCGGGTTCCCCGTCATTTGGAATTGTTCTCGAACGTATTGCTTTCATAAATCCTTTGCCGCCTTGTTCTAAAATATCAACAGTTTGGGCCGCAAGTGATTTGGTTGCGTCGATTATGTCACCACTTGTTACTGGTGTCTTAAATTCATTAAAATCAAAAAAGTTATCTGCCATATTATTTGGTAATCCTTACTACAAGTATTTATTGACAAAATTATCAGAGTATATTATAATAAGGACTATAAATGGAGAAAAAGTGTGAAAAGAGTAAACTATCTAAACAACAAGGACCTTTTAGCAGAGATTCACAAGTCAAAAAACAGTTATTGCAGTTTCGTGGACCAAGAATACAATCAATATGATATTATTTTACTAAGCGTAGACAAAATTAACGTTAGAACAATCGCAGAAGCAAAACGTAACAAAGCAAAGAGATTAAGCAGTGCAGACTACGAAACACGTAAAGCCGCTGGCGAAAAAGTAAAACAAGCAGACTGTGCTATCGACTACAAAAAGATTACAAAAGACGAACTAATTTTTAGGATTATGACATACGATCATATTCCTGAAGAAAAAGGTCGTAAGAAAAACCCAAAAACTATAGCAGACGGTAGAGTTAAATTAAATTTCCCACCCTTTCAACACTATAAGTTTGATGATAAAGATAACTTAATATGTGTTGGTAAAAGTCATTGGGAAGGTGGTATGGAGAACGGACAGTTTAACTTACGTGCCGGTAATGCTACTGAAAAACTTGCTCGGATGTGGATGAAATTATGCGATCGTTATGCAACAAGAGGAAACGTTCGTGGATATACTTACAATGATGAAATGCGTGGACAAGCAATCTTACAACTTACACAGATTGGACTACAGTTTGACGAATCTAAATCACAAAATCCATTTGCTTACTATACTGCGGCAGTTACCAATTCGTTTGTTAGAGTTATTAACATCGAAAAACGTAATCAAAACATAAGAGATGACATTCTTGAAATGAATGATATGACTCCAAGTTTTACACGTCAAAGTCAAGGCGAATGGGAACGACAAGTAGAAGATCAAAGAAAGAAAATACAAAACGGAGAATAACTTGTTGACTTTGTTCAAGTTTTCAAGTACACTTTATAGGAAAGTTCGAGGATTACAATTTGTTTAAAAAATGTGCAGTATTCACAGACATTCACTTTGGATTAAAATCTAATTCAAAAGCACATAACGAAGACTGTGAAGAATTTATTGATTGGTATATAAACACAGCCAAAGAAAACGGATGCGAAACCGGCATCTTTATGGGTGATTGGCATCATAATCGAAACAGTTTAAATATTGTTACAATGGATTACTCAATCCGTTGTCTTGAAAAACTTGGAAAGTCTTTTGAACAGTTCTTTTACTTTCCTGGTAACCACGACTTATATTATAAAGACAAAAGAGACATTCAATCTGTAGAGTTTGCAAAGCACATTAAAGGTATCACTGTTGTTGACGAGATTACAACAATTGGTGATAGTACAATGGTGCCTTGGCTTGTAGGTGAAGAATGGAAAAAGATTCCTAAAATTAAAAGCAAATATATGTTTGGACATTTTGAGTTGCCAAACTTTTATATGAATGCTATGGTACAAATGCCAGACACAGGCGAACTTCAATCTAAACATTTTGTACATCAAGACTATGTCTTTAGTGGACACTTCCACAAAAGGCAAACACAAGGAAATGTAACGTACATTGGTAATGCATTTCCGCACAACTATGCAGATGCTTGGGACGACAAAAGAGGTATGATGATCCTCGAACACGGCGGTGAACCGCAATACCTTGATTGGGAAAACTGTCCTAAGTATCGCACAGTTAAACTAAGTCAACTAATTGATCAAAAAGATACACTGATGAAAGATAAAATGTATCTTAGAGTAACACTTGACATTAATATTAGTTACGAAGAGGCAAGTTTTATCAAAGAAGAATTCCAACGTCAACACAACTGTCGTGAAATTACTTTGATTCCAAGTTTACAAGACGATCAAATCAACACAGACATTGATATTACAAAGTTTGAAAGTGTTGATCAAATTGTTGCAGAAGAAATTAATGCTATTGAAAGCGAAAATTACAACAAACAAACACTACTAAACATTTATAATGAGTTATAAGATATGCTGATCAAAGACCTAACTGTAAAAAACTTTATGAGCGTTGGCAATCAAACGCAGGCTGTAGATTTCAGCAATAGACAACTAACACTTGTATTAGGTGAAAATCTTGATCAAGGAGGCGATGATAGTGGCTCCCGAAACGGAACTGGTAAGACCACTATCATTAATGCCCTTTCTTATGCATTATACGGACAAGCATTAACTAACATTAGAAAAAACAACTTAATTAACAAAACCAACGGCAAAGGTATGTTGGTTACACTTAACTTTGAAAAAAACGGTACAAAATATAGAGTTGAACGAGGCCGTGGTCCTAATGTACTAAAGTTTTTTATTGATGAAGAAGAAAAAGAAATAACAGACGAGTCACAAGGTGACTCAAGAGAAACACAAAAAGAAATTGATGACTTATTACAAATGAGTCACGAAATGTTTAAGCACCTTGTTGCACTAAACACTTACACAGAACCATTTTTAAGTTTAAAACCCAACGATCAACGTGCAATCATTGAACAGTTGTTAGGTATTACTATACTTTCTGAAAAAGCAGAACAACTAAAAGTAAAACAAAAGGAAGTTCGAGATGGCATTACAGAAGAAACTGCAAAAATAAATGCTATTCAAACTGCAAACTCAAAGGTTGCAGAAACTATTGAAAGTTTAAAAATTAAATCAGGTGCATGGCGACAACAAAATGCTAAAGATTGTGATCGTTTACAAACTGGTATTGACGAATTAGAACATTTAGACATTGAAAAAGAACTTGCTAATCACGAACTACTGTCTAAGTGGGAAGAAAACAACAAGCACAAAACTAATCTTGAAAAAGAACGTGCAACACTTGAAAGTGCTTTAAGTCAAACAGACAAACAAATTAGTAGACTTGCAAAAGACTTAGAAGGTCTTAACGATGCCAAGTGTCATGCTTGTGGTCAAGACCTACACGAAGAAAAGAAACACGAGATTGAAACTAAACTTCAAGAAGAGTATGGCGAAACTATGACATACTTAATGGAGATTAATACCAAGTTTGAAAAAGTACAAGGTAAGTTGGCTGAGATAGGTGACTTAGACGGAAAGCCTAACACATTTTATGAAACAGCCAAAGAAGCATATGATCACCGAAACAATGTTGACAATCTAAAACAAGCACTGAAGGCGAGAGAAACCGAAACTGATCCATATGTTGATCAAATTGAAGAACTTGAAAAAACTGCTATCCAAGAAGTTAGTTGGGATATAGTAAACGAACTTACAACAATGCAAGAACATCAAAACTTCTTGTATAAACTTTTAACAAATAAAGATTCGTTCATTCGTAAAAAGATTATTGAACAGAATCTTGCATATCTAAACAATAGGCTAACATATTACTTAGATAAAATTGGATTGCCACATACTGTTGTGTTCCAAAACGATTTATCAGTAATGATTACACAGTTAGGACAAGACTTAGACTTTGATAATTTGAGTAGAGGTGAACGTAATAGACTTATCTTAGGTTTAAGTTTTGCATTCCGCGATGTATGGGAAAGCCTATATCAAAATGTTAACTTGTTATTTGTTGATGAGTTGATTGACAGTGGTATGGATACTGCTGGTGTTGAACACAGTTTGGCTATTCTTAAGAAAATGGGTAGAGAACGCAAGAAAAACATTTATTTGATTTCGCACAAAGACGAACTGCAAGGTCGTGTCCAAAATGTACTAAGAGTTGTAAAAGAAAACGGCTTTACAAGTTATGCAAACGATATTGATATAGTAGAATGAGCATACAAGACGACACACATGACAAATTAACTAAGGCGTATTTAGAATATTTCAAAGCAAACGAACGTTTTGAACGCAATAAGGGTGTACGCACTATGCAAGAAACTCGGAAATGGCTCAGAGAGATTCGTACACTTGCTAAAATACGTATGGACGAAGTAAAAAATATTTACGAAGCCAAAAAAGACACCAAGGCACAGTAGGCTCGGGTAAGTATCCATATGCAATGGACTTATCAAGGACAAGAAGTAACAGAAATCCCAGAAGGCATAGAAGGCTTTGTCTACCTCATAACCAATTTAACTAACAATCGTAAGTATGTAGGCAAAAAACTCGCAAAATTCAAGAAAACCCGCCCACCACTTAAAGGCAAAAAGAACAAACGCAGAAGCAAAGTAGAATCTGATTGGAGAGACTATTGGGGTAGTTCCGATCATTTACTTGAAGATGTAGAAAAATTAGGCCCAGAAAAGTTCACGAGAGAAATTTTATATTACTGTGAAAGCAAAGGCGTATTAAGTTATCTTGAAGCCAAAGAACAATTCGATAGACGTGTCTTAGAAACTGATGAATACTATAACGGCATTATTAATGTGCGTGTTGGAAGTTCGAAAGTCTTGAAAGAAGCGTTGAAAAAAATAAAATAGGCAAGACATAGTAACGCTGTTTGGTCGAGGATGCTCGACTCACCTTGAGGATATGTGAGATACCATATTCAGATACTGGTGTGTTACAAGGATAATGCTAACTAAAGGCATAAAAGATGTATGCTCTGTGAAAAAGATACAACATACGCGGCAAGTGTTTTTGCACTGTTAAGGAACAACTGCCGTCCGTGGATACTGCGAATGCTGAAGTAAGGGGTTGACGATCTACCGCCTCTGTACATATTATATGTAATCTTCTTTAACAATGTGGTGAAGGCTAACTCACATGATGGCCCAAATTACTCAATTCGTCCGGCAACGGGCGAATTGTGGCTCAACTATCTACATGATGCTAAATTGCTTCGCAATTAATCTTAAACAAATAAAGAAAAAAATAGTGTTTGAGCGATAGCGAAAACAAGATGTGCTTTAGCACATCTACTAATACTAAAACTTACTGTTATGTTCTTTTAGATATTCGTTAGGTCGGAGTTTGACTTCGGTATTAATCTGATTCTCAGTACCTGTATTATGTTTGGCAGTTATTTCACTATCACGTGTAAAGTAAAATCCTAATTCTTCTGCTTGTTCCATAAATTTTAGAAACGCCGACTCTAATTCAACTACTTCTTTTTTATTCATAGATTAATCGTACAGGTCTGGATCTCTACCTAAACCTTTCGGTCTTGGAGGATGTACTTCCAGTACCTCGT